CCAAGGGCGTGCTCTACCAGGGCCGCACCGAGGGCATGAACCAGTGGAAGAGCGCCCACGCGGTCAAGACCGACAAGCGCACCCTGGCCGAGGCCGTCGCCGGCGCCGACGTGCTGCTGGGTCTGTCAGCCAAGGGCGCCTTCACGCCGGAGATCATCGCCTCGATGGCCCCCAACCCGGTCATCTTCGCCATGGCCAATCCCGATCCGGAGATCACGCCCGAAGAGGTGCACGCCGTGCGCCCCGACGCCATCATGGGCACGGGCCGCAGCGACTTTCACAACCAAGTCAATAACGTCTTGTGCTTTCCCTATATTTTTAGGGGTGCTTTAGACGCAGGTGCTTCCACCATATAGCGCATGCGATACGATTGAATCGCTTCGACCAAAACCCATACCGAACCTTCTTTCAAATTACTCATCGCTATCACCTTTCATTGCCAGTGCTTTATTTAAAGACTTCTGCGCATGACGCAGACCAAATTCCATTTCAGTGTTTTGTCGTTTCACTTTATCTAACTCACGAGAAGTTTTTATATAAGTGTCATATAAATCGTTAGTGCTTTTCTGTAGTGCCTCAACATATGTAGTCACTTTATGAATAGTAACCCATGAACCATCGGCAAGTTTAGTATGTCCGTCACGAATACGAAATTCATCAGTCCATCTTTCGGTTAGTTTATAACTTGGGATTGGTTCAAACAAAAACAATTCTTGTTGTTCGAGTTTGTTTAGAAGTGGATTGAATTGATTGTCAATAGATTCTTTACCGTAAAACATTATTCATCTCCCTCATCGGATTCGTACTCTTCAGTTTTACCATGCATTTCTGCGTGGATCTCGCACAGAGTTGTATGCCACCCATTGGTGTATCGTTTTCCTGGAGCACCACACACTTCGCATGTACGATAACTCATACTCTCAGCAAACGAAATAAAGTTATAGTGTTTATCAGTTGCAGCATGAACATAGAATCGAAGTCCACCGAACTTCTCTTTCACCTGAACAGCAACTGGAACCTTGCTTGCTTCTTCGTCCATGATTTGTTTGCGTAGATCTATCTCACCTTGTGTTATAGTATCACCAGATGCATTACCATACATCTTTTCGCCAACTCTATCTTTGATAAAGTCATAACGACTTTTGGCACCAAGCCATTCACTGCATAAATTACCGCAGAGAACATCGATGATGTTATACCAACCATCACCACACTCAAGTCCCCAGCACATGGCTGTGGTTCGCATATCCGCATTACGATCTTTAAAGATCAGAGGATATCGTGCACACAGTGCTTCGTCTAATTCTCGTTTCATGATAATTCTTTCGCCATCTGGTATTGCCAGTGTTTATATAATTCTTCGTATACTCGAAGTACTTCGTCAGGTATTTTGTTACCTTTCTTTATTTCTTCTTCAATGGCACGACCTAGTGTTCGAGCCAAACGAATTTCATCTAAGTCTCCGTGCATATTAACTCCAAGTCCTATGGTTTTCTGCCACATGTTCAAGTCCATCGTATTCATGAATATGCCATTCGACATCATCTGGAATTTCCAAGATTGCTAGTTCTGATGCCCAACCCCATGAATCTTTACCCAACTCTTCAATCACAGCAATCAAATCTGGATCATTGCGTTGTTCATAGAACTCATACTCACTTAGGTATGTCGCATCAGATTGTGGACTGCCTGATTTGTAATAGTCTGAGTCATTTCCACGAATTGGATACTTCGCTGGCACTTTATCGAATGCAATACCCTTGCGTTCAAGCAATTTCTCGAATGCGATATTTGAGATACCGAATCCACCAAAACATCTATTAATTACTACTTTCATTTTATTACCTTTGAGTTGTCTGCAACATCTTTGTCATCACGCAGTTCAATGAACACTGGAAGAAACAAAGATTCTTCTCCACTTTTGTTCTTGATTCTAGAATTATACTTCACTGCCACGATTTTGTCAACTAAATTTTCTTTCCAATATTGCTTTCGTTGTGCATCATTGAAACCCGATCCAACATTTACCTTTACAATTCCATCTGCTGATTCACAGATAATTGCACCAAGCATACCTACTGCTTTACCTTTACCTTCTTCGACTGCAACAATCTTAAGATCGCATTCCAATTCACCTTTGAATTTAATCTGAGTCTTGCTTCGTTTGTCTTCCCATTCACCACTACCATCTTTAAGAATGATACCTTCAAATCCTTCTGCAAGATAACCTTGGAAAATCTCTTGTGCGTCTTCCAATGTTTCTACAATAGTTGATGTCACAGACCAAATCTTTTTGCCTGCAGATTCTTGTTTATCTACAATTGCTTGTAATGTAGCGAATCGTTTTGCATATGGAGTTAAACAATATCCATCAACGAATGCTACATACGGAATCAAATCCCAAACAGTGGCATGAACCAGTGCTGCTTGTTCTGCAGAGATTGTGCCTTTGTTTGCTTTGTTCAAGATGCCATTACCAGTCTGCCTATCAGCAAATTGGTGGTCGCCATCCAACATTACAAGCAATTCTCCATCAAATACACAATCAACATTACCAGCAAGTGCAGCGAATTCTTTCTCTAGATTACCCAACAATAGAATCTGTTTACCATTTCGACTACGGAATTCTACCTTACCATCACGGACAATAGCATTGAATCGCATACCATCCATTTTCATTTGAGCATAGGCTGGGAACTTAATCTTGTCAACCAACTTCTGTTCGAATGGACTACATAACATGCATGGGTATTCAGGAATCAATCCAGACCAAACTTTGTTGGCAGTGGATACATCAACACCACACTTCAAATCTTTAGAGATGATTCTCTCCAATACCTTAGCATCATCTGCTGATACGGATGAAAGAAGCATACGGAGATATTCAATTGCTGCATTACCAGTCACGACTCTTTCTTTCAAGTCATACAATGCCAATATGGCTTGATCAAGACTTGTTTGTTTTGAGTCAGTGGTGTACTCAGGAATCTTCCGTTGATAGAATTGAGTAAAGGGATCTAGTGCTAGCCGAATAACCTCACGCAGAGTTTCGTTATCGCTCTGTGCGTTTAATTGGTCGATCTTGAAATTGCGTGAGGCATTTTCAGCAAGACTGTTTAGAAATTCATTTATGTTCATTCATCACTCCATCAATATGTTTACACTTACCATGATATTTAAAACCGATACAACTACAGACCATACCATTTTCTGATTCTTCTACGGTATACACATGGTCTTTGCTACCTTTAATTTCCCAAATTTTATTCGTGGACTTCTGTCCTTCGAAGTGCAGGTTGCGTTTGAGAACTTTGAATTTACGATATCGAGTATCAAACCGCATTGGCTTACTGAACAACTTAAAGTCTTGTGGATTGTTCCACATGAAGTAACCGAAAATCTTTTCCATATTTTCAGTCATCAAGTAAGTGTGGTTGGGTTGTCTGTAGTCAACTTCCCACTTCGTAATTTCTCTAGCGAGGATCATGCTGCTTTCCTGAAGTAACCATAGGAAAGACCCAGCAAGAAACACAGGTACTCATCATCACCATCACTGCCTTCTGCTTCGTGGATCCACTTGAGTGCAGCATCACGACTAACTGCACCAGCCTGCATCAAAGAATCCATCTGTGCTTCAAACCGAACTGCAGCACTGGCTTCGCTTTCTTTGCGAGCAGTCTCTTCTTGCTGAATGACGAGAGCCAAGTGCTCGAATTCAACTTGAAATGCGTACTCAGTCCAAGTAGAAGTATCAATACCACGAGGACGGACACCATACGCATCCTTATACATATCCCAGTACTGGCACTGCATTTGTTCCAACACAGACATTTCTTCCCAAGATTTGAATTCGTTTGACATTTGCAGTTCCTTTTCGATTTTCATACTACTATTATACCCCAATTCGGAATTAAAGACAACACTTAAATGCAACTCTTGCGAGGGAATCCAGTGGCGAATCCAGAAGTCCCAGTGGAGCCAGATCTTGTAACTTTACCAGACATCAATTGTTTTGGTGCTTTGCGTGGTTTAATCACTTCAATGCTTCCACCTTTCTTCAAAAACAATTTCACTTGTTTTTCGGTTTCAGCACGGATCTCAGATTTTGATTTATAGAACATAATATATTTTCCTTTTAATTAAACAGTTTCAGTCATTCGTGCTTCCATCATTTCTGACAGAATGAACTTTGCGATATTGATGTTTTTGCGAGCCTGATCAGTTGCTTGATCATTACCGAAGGTCATCAGTTCTTGAGCATCAGAAAGAACACCCATCGCAACCATTTCCAAACCACTCAAACGAGCAGTAATCGAACTCATGTATTCTTTGCGAATAGTTTCTTCAGAGATACCGTAACATTTGTTTTCAAATTCAGTCATTTTCATTTCCTTTTCAACTTTCTAAGACTATATTATACAGCAAGTTGCAATTAAAGACAACACCTTTATGGAGTAACCCTACAGAGTTGAGGGGATTAGAAACCCCTGTATCTACAAGGGTTTAGAATGTGAAAAACCCTCTACGAGAGAGGGTTTGGAGGGAGGTTTAGCCCTGTGGATTAGGGCATCTGGAGTCCAGCTAGAGCGGATGCTGGAGCCACTTGGATCCCTGAACCGAATAATCGGCT